GTCATTTTTTAACTGCGCTATATAATAGTTTATATAATCGTTTTATTACATTGTGTTGGTTCCGATCAGTTCTTAAAGATAGGGCCACTAGGGCGTTGTTTGATGAATTAATTTTCGATGCCATTTATGGTGATGATAAGCTCAATGGGTCTCACGACCCACTTTTGTCCCCTGCATCTATGCAGTCATATTTTAACGCTCTTGGCCATACCTTTACAGATGGTCGAAAGCATATCGAATTTAAGCCCTCCTATGGAATGAATGAAGTAACTTTTCTTAAAAGAAATTTCATCTTTCACAGGAAAATTGGATCGATCGTTCCTCCGTTAAGTGTTGTTACTCTTGTTAATATGCTCAATTATTTTGATGTCACTAAGGATTACGACGAGGTTATGAGGGGAAAGCTAGATGTTTTTCAACGAGAAGCTTTCCTCCACGAATCTCTTTACGATTCTTTGATGTTAAGATTACGTTCCAAAATGGAGGCTTTAGACGTGCGTCACGAATTTCGAACTGAAGAGGACCTCCTCCTACTTTATGGAGAGGGTTATTTAAAGTTTGAAACACGTTATGTTTAAGGCCTTTATGACCGAAATGTCGAAAAACTAGCTAATTCGGTAGAGCGATGGGTTATAATAGGGTTTGCCTCGCCCTAGCTACAAACTCTGCCGTCTAAAAGAGGCAATCGTCTGAGGTACGCCTTGCACATCGTCCCTCTTTGACAAACGTGCAGCTCAATTTTGTAACTGATAGTCAATTTTTATCTTCTACTCATACGAAGCCTCCTCTTGAGGGGCGAAGCATATATGATAAGTCTCCAGACTTTACATCTGTGCCCCGAGAAATGAAGATGGATTTTTCTCGGTACCTCGACAAGCCTATTCCTCTTACTACTGTTAATTGGACCAATCTTCAAGTTGCAGGTACGGAGATTCTTAATCTTCCTTTCCCTTCCAGTTTTTTCGTTAATAAGTTGGCTTCGGCGGCGTTTGACCTTGCAGGTCTTTTCCATTTGCGCGCTTGCTTTGAAGTCCAAGTTGCAGGTACCCCTATGCACGCCGGCGCACTTATCTGTGCCGTTCTTCCGTCGTCCTTTCCATCTACTGGCCCTGCAGCTACCGGCGCGGTCTATTCTTATCAGTGTGCTCCCCACACCTATTTGTATGCGTCGTCTTCTAGTATTGGGTGTGTCGAAATTCCTTGGTATTCC